GTCCGTCTCGTAGTCGGCCTTCCACAGCGGTATCAGCTCCTTCATCAGGTGCTTGAAGCCGCCATCGTAGATCCAGACGCCGTCCTCGGACGGGAACCAGATCCGGTTGTGGATCTCGCTGATGCCGAAGTGCGTGAGGCAGCCCACGTCGGAGTCGAGCTTCTCGAGCACGAAGTCGTCCTGGCCGTTTCCGAACTGGCGGACCATGTAGGCCGAACGGATGCCCCAGACAAGGAGCTCGTTCCTGCCCTTCCAGATCGCGGTGATCGGCTCGCGATCTGTCGTGTCGCGGAAACCGGCCAGGCTCGTATATTGAGGCTCACCGGCCTTCGAGTACCACAGGCGATACGGGTACTGCGAGCTGTTGGCGTACCACATGCGGCCGAAGGCGATGTGGCCGAAGCGCGTAGGCGGCGGGACGACGTGGTCGTAGTTCTGCGGGCCGAGGAACGTGAGCTGCGCGGTCCTGACGTTCTCCGTGATCGCGGTGAGCCCGTAGGGCGCCTCCCACGCCATCCTGAAGTCGTCCCCGTTCATCGAGACGTAGCCGCGAACGTGCGTCGTCCGAATCTCCGCGCTGGTGTTGTCGATGGTGGACCACGCGCGCCCAGATCCTCCGAGCTCCCCGACGTTGACGACGTTGCTGAAGTTCGACTCCGCAAGAACTACCAGCCCGGCCTTGTGGAGGAAGGTGATGGCGGCGAGGCACAGCCCGCTCGAGCCGCCCGCCCCCGCTCCGACCGCGACGGTCAGAAGCGTCTGCGGGGGCTTGATCCCGGACAGGTGGAAGCCAGCGACAGCCGCGTGCCTCACGACCGGACGGGTGTAGTAGCCGACGACGTGGAGGCTGCCTCGGAACCAGACGAAACACGGGAGATTGCCGGTGTAGACCACTCCCTGATTGGTGAAGTAGGACGGCTGCACGACTCCACCGCCGGAGTTCCCGATCCTGCCGCCCTGGGCGTAGATGAGCGCCATCGGGCCCTACCCCACGAACCCCTCGGAGGCGCTGTCACCGGCCGGCGTCGCCGGGATGGCGCCGATCGAGTACGAGCCTTCCAGGTCGTCGGCGAAGACCTCGTGAACCGTGATGACGCCCGCCGCGGTGATCGCCTGCGTCACGTCGTAGACGGCATGGCGCGTGAGGCCAACCACCCCGGTCGGGACGTCCTTCGAGAACCTGCCGCCGACGTACACCCGGCCGCCTGAGTTCTGGATCCACACTGACGCCAGATCCGGGGCTGGCCCGGTCCCTGCGTCCCAGAAGTCGATCACACCTCTCGCCACCAGGACAGTCTGAGTTACCAGATCAGCAACGAGTAGTCCCACGGTTACGATGCCGGCGGGGAAGCCGCCTGTCACTTGGAAGAGAACGTAGATCCGCCTGCCGGCTATCACGGCGTCGAGGGCCAGCGGTATTTCCGCGGTCTGGCTGTCCAGCTCCACGACGAGGGTGTCGAAATCGGTCGCCGACTGCTTGTACACGCTGATCCGGTTGTGGTCTGTCCCGTTGTTGCGAACGATGTTGACGAGCAAGTACCCAAGCCCTCCCCACGAGAGGGCCTTCACCGCCGTCACAGTGACAGTCGTGAACCCACCAGATGGTGGCGGCAGGCATCCGGTGATGGCGACCCACGTCCCGGCCTCGTTCTTGTAGGCCGCCCAATCCGGGGCACCGCCCGTTGCCAGGTATGGACGACCCGCCCCCTGGAGTCCGAGGGTAGACTGGGGCAGGTTGTCCGGCATGGTTATTGACTCCGTGGTCTGAGTCGCTCCATCCCAGCGGATGAGCTTCCGCTGTATGGGAATTGGGTGCCCGGGAAGGTCTGTCGCGAACCGGCGCGCTATAAAGTACAGCACCTCGCGAACTCCTGGCGTCCCGAGCAGCGGGTTGTCTACGCGCTCCGACGTCACGACGATCTGGTCGGGTCTTGGTGCGAACGCCCCGGAGTCTACGCCAGCCTCGGCCCCCTCCGTGATCCAGCGGATCCCACTGAACATGTTGGTTGGGTAGAAGATCGCATGGGCGTAGCCTACCGGGTGCTGGTGCGGCCACAGGGAGCCTGTATCACCGGCCGCCCCGGGGCAATTCTCGCTGGCCGGGTTGCCCGCACAGAGCCAGCAACCGCTCGCCTGCAACAGCGAGCGCGGCGCTAGCTCCATCGCGTACAGCGCCACCACGACCGAGGTGGTAGGCCCCACGGTCTTGTCGATTATGCAGAACTGGCAAATCCTCGAGTTGAAGATGAACGGCAGCGACACCGCTTGCGGGGCCGACGCCTGGACGTTATCGGGCCACACCTGCGCAGCTCGTGTCGCCATCACCGGGCTCGGGTTTCCCAACACTCCGGCCGTACCAGCCATCACGAAGGAGAACTCCGAGCTTGTCAACTCGCCATCAAAAATGAGCCTGAAGGTGGCTCCGTTGCTATAACCGCCACCACAGGAGGCCATCAGACCCCAGACCCCCCGCCCGCGCCAGGGTAAAGGATCAGGCCGCCGCCCAGGCCGCCGCCGCCAGCGCCCGCTCCGTCAGGCCCACCATCTTCGGTCAGCCCGTTGATGCACTCCTGGACGCCGGTGTTGTACTCGAGCGCCAGGCCTGGGCGCGTGATCGACCCGCCAGGGGTCTTCCTCATGTTGACGAGGAGATGGAACTTGTGGGGCGGGGTCGTGGCCGGGTCGCCAGAGCGGAACATCCCGCCGAGCGCCGGCAGGCCCCCGACTCCGGTCCTGATCTCGAAGGGCTTGACGCCCTGGTCTGCGCTCCTGCGCGGCACTAGTTTCGATCCCCGAAGAACGAGGGAAGCTGGCGGATCTCACCCTGGAAGCGAACGAGCTCGGTCTTCATGTTAGAGATTCCGGCCTGGTAGTCGGCCTCGAGCTTCTGCCACCGCGCGTCGCCCTTCGACTCGCGGAGCTTCGCCTTCAGCCCGTTGAGCGCCACCTTGACGTGGAAGCGCTGCGGGATCTCGTTGAGGGCCTGGTTCCCGGTCGCGACGTCCGGGTTGACCGTGATCGTCCCGGTTCCTGGCGTGGCCGGCGACCCGGTCACGGTGTAGGTGAATGTCAGGACCCCGGTCACGATGATCTGGAAGGTGCCGTTGTACTGTGACTGCGCGGCTCCGGCCACGATCACGCGATCGAACGTCTGGAAGCCGTGGGCCGTTGGGGTGGTGACCGTCGCAGTCTGGCCGGAGCGCGTGAGGGCTCCGGTCGCGAGCGTGAAGCTCGGCTGATCTGGGTCCCCGTAGTCGAGTAGCCGCGGCGGCTGCCGCTGGAAGAGCATGCGAAGCGGCACGTCGACGTCGGTGGTCGGGATCTGGATCAGGTCCACGAGCGTCGCGGCGTCCTGCCCGAACAGCGCGAAGATGCGCGGGGAGTCGCTCCGGTAGTTCCCCGTGCGGTGCTCCATCACGAGCGACTCCGGCACGAGCTCGAGCGGCGGGTACTGCTGAAGCCCGCCGGACAGGCGGAAGACGTTGCCGTAGTTTCCGATGCTGTCGAAGTTCCAGGGCACCGCGACTGAGCTGCCGGCGGCGAGCACGGTCACGTCGGCCTGGGTCTTCTTCCAGGGCCAGTCACGCTCCCACCAGATGTCGTGGACGACTTCTCGCAGGAAGTTGAGAGCCCGGCGCCGGCGGTCGATGTAGCCGGCGTCGGACTCGGGTACGTTGTCGCCCTGGGAGAGCGCGATGTCGATGATCTCTGAAACGGTCACGCTCGCCTCCTGCGGAACGGCCTAGGCGACTGTCGCCGTGGCCTCCGCGTTTTCGACGACCTTCTGCCGCCTCTTCGCCTCGATCTTGACCATGACCTTCTCGATCGTGTCTTCGCTCCCGGCGAGGAGCGCCTGGAGCTCGAAGTTCCCGAGCGAGATCCCGGCGGCTCGTGCTTCGGCGAAGACGGCAGCCGCCGTTGCGACGTTGGCGGCGGGGACCGTGGACCCCGCCGGCGCGAGCTGCGCCTGCTGGCCACGCAGCGCCGCAGCGATGTCTTCCATGCTGTGCGCCATCTTGCCCGGCCCGGACGAGCGCAGGTGGTTGACGGCCCAGGTGACGAGATGCTCGCTCGTGGAGACCGGCGGCTGCTCGCCGCGGTCCCTGTAGCCCTTC